AAAAATGACAATAAACTATGCGACTGATGAATCGTTTCGTGTTTATGTCGATTATCTGGCACTGAAGCGACATTTTACTACTGATAGTTACGATTACCAAAAATATAATGGAAAAGTAAGAGCATCATTTGATAGTTTTTCCACTAGAAATGATGTTTTCTTTTTCTATAAACTATCAAAGAAAAAAGATTGGCATAATATGATATTGGCTAATATACTTAAAAACCCAAACATCTGGGTAAGAGAAATATTAGAAGAAAATGCCGAAACTATTTTTGCTGAATGGGAAGGCAGAATTGACTCAATAACATACATATTCAAAAATGATCTCTCTAGATTAAAAGAGAATTATGCAGAGAATTTTATCCCTGTTAATGGTCAGCACCCATATGTAATATCACTATATTTACAAAACAAAATATCCATTGAAACGTTTACAATTTTAGCAAACATTTCAAATGTTTATGAACGATGGTCAAAGGAAGTAGTTGACAAAATCGTGGCAGGTGATATTATTAGACTATCCAAAAAATATTATCCATTTTTGGAAATAAATCGAAAAAAATTTTCAGATATTGTCAAAGAACACTTTTTCGAGTAATAAATAAACTCGTAATGATAAAATAAACATTACGATACATTGTAAACAATTGCATATAATGCTATATAAGGAGAAACACTATGGCTGTAGATTTTCAAGCACTAAAGAAGAACCGTTCAAATTCACTCGAGAAACTGAACCAACAGCTCACAAAAATCAGTTCCAAATCATATGCCGATCCAAATGAAGGTAAATATTGGAAACCGACTCGAGACTCAGCAGGTAATGGTTTTGCGATTATTCGCTTTCTAGACTCACCAGAAGGCGAGGATATGCCATTCGTACGTCTATGGGACCACGGGTTTAAAGGTCCTGGTGGTTGGTATATCGAAAATTCACTTACGACAGTTGGTCAACCAGACCCAGTATCTGAACTAAATACCAAACTATGGAATGTGAGTACTGACGATAGTGCTCCAGAACGTAAACAAGCACGTGACCAGAAACGCAGACTTCATTACATCTCTAACGTATATATCGTTAAGGATTCTGGCAACCCAGAAAATGATGGCAAGGTATTCTTGTTTAAATATGGCAAGAAGATCTGGGACAAACTCAATGATCTTATGAATCCTTCATTCGAAGATGAAAAGCCTGTTAACCCATTCGATCTATGGGAAGGTGCTAACTTCCGATTGAAAATCCGGGTGTTTGAAGGTTATCCAAACTATGATAAATCTGAATTTGATTCATCGTCTGCTTTCTTCGAAGATGATTCTGAAATTGAAAGAGTATGGAAACAATCACATTCTCTCAAGGATGTCATTGATCCAAAGAACTTCAAACCATATGATGAACTAAAGGCAAAACTTCATCGTGTACTTGGCATTGTTGGTGCTGATGCCGATCTTCGCTCCAATGCTGCGTCTTCAGCAGAGGAAGATCTATATGGTGAACTCGATATGAGTAAAGCACAGGCCCCTAAAAAAGAGACACCTGCAGCTCCAATGAAAGAACAAGCCGCTTCAACTGACGAAGATGAAGATGATCTAGAGTTCTTCAGAAACCTTTCAAAGACCTAAAATCACAACTTAAAGATGGAGAGGGTTAATTCCCTCTCCAATTAACATTCACTCGATTCAATCGAGTTTATTGTATACTTTAATGAGAGGATATACACATGAAAAAAGAGGCTAAAATAGAAGACTTTGATTTTGGTTTTAGTTTTGCTGATGAAGAAGTACATGAGGTCAAGGAAAGCCTAGGGGCAGTTATCCGCGGTGATAAAGAAAAAATAGAAGATTTAGAAGATAGACTCAAACTTCTATATTCATCAATTATTCCTTTCTTGGATAATCTTTGTAAAAATCCAGAAAAATCAACAATACATTGGCCAAACAGAGTTGAAAAAATCCAAGAATATAAAGAAAAATTAAAACGAATTGTAGAAGGAATTCATAGATGAGTCTATTAGAAAAAATGTTAAAAGCAGGTAATATCAAAGCTGCATCAGTACTTTCCAAATCAACATTCTTTAACGCTAAAGATATAATCCCTACAGATCTTCCGATCTTAAACATTGCATTCAGTGGTTCACTTGAAGGTGGTTTGCTACCAGGTCTAACAGTAGTTGCTGGTGCTTCGAAGAGCTTTAAAACCATGCTATCACTATATTGTATGAAAGCATATCTTGATAAGTATAAAGAAGGTGTTGCTATTCTTTATGACTCAGAATTTGGTATCACGCCCGATTATCTTGAAAGTTTTAATATTGATAGTAACCGCGTTATTCACATACCACTTGAAAATGTTGAACAGCTTAAATTTGATATTGTCCAACGTCTACAAGAAGTAGATAAAAAGGATAATGTCTTTATTATGATTGACTCTATCGGTAACCTTGCTTCCAAGAAAGAAGTAGAAGATGCAGAAAATGAAAAGTCAGTTGCTGATATGTCACGTGCAAAGAGTCTAAAATCTTTGTTCCGCATTATCACTCCGCACTTGACTACAAAGAATATCCCATGTCTTGCCGTCAATCATATCTATCAGGAAATGGGTCTTTATCCAAAGGCTATTGTTTCTGGTGGTTGTGTTGTTGCGGGTACTGAAATACAAACACCAGACGGGTTGAAAAAGGTAGAAGATTTTAATGTGGGTGAAAAAGTTATTACACTCAGTGGCGAGCAAATTGTGACTCACGTGTGGAACCCAGATACTCTAGAAGATGGTATGCCAGAGTGTTATGAAATTACATTTGAGGATGGTTATACAGTTACTGTTTCCGATAAGCATAAGTTTTTAGTTAATGGTAAATGGGTAGAAGCCAAAGATCTAACAGTAGGAATTGATTGCACAGTTCTTTAAATTTATAAATACAGGTATCTACTATACTGTTAACTAAGGATACCAAAATGCACTGTGTATATAAACTTACTTTTACAAAACGCAAAGAAAGAGGCGAAGAACCATATATGTATATAGGTTCTAAATCAAATTCAACACTATTTGAGGGTGTTATTTATGATAAAAGAAATAAACCATACTATGGTTCTTCGACTTATAAATTTTTTAAAGATTACATAAATGAAGATATTATTGAAACTGAAATTTTAGCCACGTTTGAAGATTATAAAGAAACATTAAAGTATGAGTATGAAATACAAAAACACTTAGATGTTGTTGCAGATACAGAATATTTTAATTTATCATTAGCATCAGTAAATACTTTTAGTGATTCAGATTACGCAACATATAAAAATACCAGAACAGGTAAAACAGTAAGGTTGCCAAGAAATCATAAAAAAGTTCTAAACGGTGAATATGTAGGTGTTTCTAAAGGTACTATTTTAACCTCAGAGGAAAGAAAGAAAAGAGGATCTTCGGGTGATAAAAATGGATTTTATGGAAAAACTCATTCTGACGAAACTAGAAGTAAAATTGCAATCGCCAATAGCAGAGAAACTAGGTCTCCTGAGAAAGTTCAAGAATGGATTGAAAATATAGCAAAAAAACCTAAATCTGAAGAACATAAAAAGAAAATAGGAAGAAAAAATCTTATTATGTTAAAAAATAAAGAAACAGGTGCAACTGTAAGAATCCATAAAGATTTATCAGATTCATATGACAAAAAACTGTGGGTTAATCCTTACACATTATCAGAAAAAAAATCCACTGGTAGCAAATGGATTAATAATGGTATAGAAAACATAAAGATAAAGTCAGAAAAAGAATTGCCAGAAGGGTGGAAGTTCGGTAGACTTTATCAGGGTTGGAATAACAACAAAAGGAAAAAAGATGAAAATATCGCAAATTAAAAGTGTAGGTAAAAAGCCTGTTTACGATTTATCTGTAAACGAAGTCGAACATTATATTCTAAGAAATGGAGTAGTAACACATAATACTGGTATCTATTACTCGGCCAACCAAATCTTTATCATCTCCAAATCACAGGAGAAAGATGGAACTGAACTCGCGGGTTTCAAATTTACTATCAACATTGAAAAGTCTCGTTATGTCAAGGAAAAGTCAAAGCTTCCATTCAGTGTATTCTTTGACAGCGGTATCTATAAATGGTCCTCACTATTTGAGCTTGCTCAAGAATCTGGACACATTATTAAACCAAAAGTTGGTTGGTATCAGACTGTGGATATGGAAACCGGTGAAATCTCTGAAAAGAGTTATCGTGCAAAAGACATTGAGAATAATGATGCATACTTTGAAAATCTAATCAAAGACAAAGTTTTTAAAGACTATGTTGAACGTAAGTTTAAATTGACTGGTGGTGGATCTGGTGGATCACAAACACGTATTGACGATGATGAAGAAGATGTTGACATCGACGAATAAGTATGTTATTATGATTTAAGACTGCTCTGATCAGCAATGATCAGAGCATAATTTGTTTCCAAAGAGGTGGTTTATGATAGAAAAGACAATTATTTCGAATCTTTTATTTAATGAAGAATTTTCCCGCAAGGTTTTCCCTTATATTAAAGATGAGTATTTCGATGAAAATACGCACAAAAAGATCTTTTCTACTTATTCGGAGTATGTAGAAAAGTATAAAGAACCTCCGTCGATTGAAGCACTTAAAATTTCCATTGACAATCGAAAAGACTTGAATGAAGATGCATATAAAGAGGTATGCAAATCTATTGATGAACTTGCTATTGATAATAATACAAATCAAGAATGGCTCTTAAGTGAAACAGAAAAATTCTGTCAAGACAAAGATCTTTATAACTCAATCCGCAAAGCAATTCTAATTCTAGATGGTCAAGATAAAGATTTTGATAAAGGTGCTCTACCTAAACTATTATCAGATTCATTGGGTATCAGTTTTGACAGCAGTGTAGGTCACGATTTTCTTGAGGATTTTGATGATCGGTATGAATATTATCACAGAAAAGAAGAGCGTCTATCATTTGACATTGATATCTTCAATAAAATTACAAAAGGTGGCCTTCCAAGAAAGTCAATGACAGTTTTACTTGCTACGACTGGTGGTGGTAAATCACTTATTAAATGTCACTTGGCAGCGACAAGTTTGATGTTCGGAAGAAATGTTTTATATATTACAATGGAACTACCCGAGGAAGAAGTTGCCCGCCGAATAGATGCTAATTTATTAGATACTAGACTTGATGATTTATTGGTATTACCAAAGGAAGTATACCAATCTCGTGTCAATAAAATCAAAAGTAAAACACCTGGTAAATTAATCATCAAAGAATATCCAACTGGTTCTGCACATTCTGGACATTTTCGACATCTATTAAACGAACTTAGACTCAAGAAAAATTTTACGCCGGATATCATCTTTATTGACTATTTAAATATCTGTTCGTCATCTCGTGTCAAAGGTGCTGCTTCTGCAAATTCATACACATTGGTTAAATCTATTGCCGAAGAAGTTCGTGGTCTTGCAATGGAATTTGGTGTTGCTATTGTCACATCATCACAATTTAACCGTAGCGCGTATGACAGTTCTGATGTTGACTTGTCCAATACATCAGAATCCATGGGTATAGCTCATACAGCTGATGCTATTTTTGGTTTAATCAGTAATGAGGAACTTGAAGAACGTAAACAATTGATGATAAAACAATTGAAAAACCGATGGGGTGATTTATCATATTACAAGAGATTCATGGTTGGTATCGACCGTGCAAAAATGAAAATCTTTGATCTGGAGGAAGATGCACAAAACAAAGTAATGTCTGAAAGTAAAACTACCAAAGATGAAGATAAACCTGTATTTGACAAAAGTGCATTTAATGATGAATGGGCTGATGTGTCAAGTAAACGGAAAAAGAAATTGAAAGAAGCAGAGGATATATTGTGAGTTATATTGTAAAAAAGACTAATGCAGCCGCCGCATATAACATCTATGAAAAAGGTGGTGATGTACTTATTGAATTATCATTTGAGGAAAAGAAAGCAAAAGATCTTTGCCGAAAACTAAATCTTGGCTCTGGCTTTAATGGCTGGACTCCAATGTTCTTTGCAGTAAAACATGAGTTTCATCAAGGAACTTAATTTTTTTTACTTTATAAATAAGTAAAAAATAGGAGTTTATCTAATGTTGAGATTTAAATCTTTTATGCATCTTGATGAGGAAACTAAAAATTCTGTTTCTAATAATACTAAAGGTGTCATGCATGAATTATTAACTGGATATCATTTAAACGGTGGTAAACACATGACTCACCATAAAGATTCAAATGGTTATAGTCCAGAAGAAGCACATGATAAATTAAAAGCTTCAATGCACCCTGATGATTATAAAAAAGCAAATGATAGAGCTAAAGCGGCAGCAGACAACATAAAAACAAAATTACCTGCGGGCCATACAATACACCAAGTTCAATGGACTTCAAAACCTGGTGACATACATAGATCTACTGGTATTCATTCTACTCAAAAAGAAGATCCTTCTGATCTTATGATTCATACTAAAAAGAAATCTTCAGATAAACCGACATATCACGGAGTTAGTCTAAAAGTATCTGATAATTCTAATAAAAATATAACAACTTCTAATTTAGGTATTGAATCTGCTGGTTCCAAAGCTAAAGAAATGCACGAAAAACATAAAAGTGATATTCTTAAAGACTATCCTAACTTAAATAAAAATAATAGAGATGATAGAAAAGCAGAATTAAATTCAAATCCGGCAGTAAAAGCTGATATCATAAGCCGCAATAAAAAATTATTACGTACTATTGCAGGTGAACACGGCGCTGAATTACAACAAAAATTAGATAGCGGACAACATAAAGAAGTGGTTAATCACATTCGTGATGTTTTAAAGGCAAGAAATACACCTTTACAAAATGCAGGTCATAATTTTATAAAACATACTACATATAAAACTGCCAAAGGTATCCAACATCATACCTCACACCCAGAATCAGAACATGAACACATTCTTAATGATCCTAAAAATATTACAGTAAAAACAAATGGTTCTATTACTAGTTTTTATCACAACGATAAGAAATTTGCAACACAGACCCATAAATTTCAGTCTCAAAGTGATCCACTTTCTTCTATAGGGAGTACTTGCCTCCAAACTGGTAAATTAGTATAATTTAAAGTAGTAAATAAATGCAATCATTTAAACAATTCATTACTGAGCAATCTAATGGAAAGGGTCTCACAATATTTGATATTGATGAGACTCTATTTCGTACTAAAGCACTCGTCAAGATAATGAAAGACGGAAAACTAGTAAGAACCCTTGACAATCAACAATACAATGAATATAAAATAAAACCAGGTGAAACATACGACTATGGTGAATTTAGAAGTGCCGAAATTTTTCACGATACTTCAATTCCAATTTGGTCTATGATCAAAAAAGCAAAGGCAATTATTAAGAATGCAGTCAATGTGGGATCAAAGGTTATTATTGTCACTGCAAGACCAGATTTTGATAACAAGAACAAGTTCCTTGATACATTCCGTAGATATGGAATTGACATTGACAAAGTTTATGTCGAACGATCAGGTAATCTAAACCTTGGTTCATCTGCTAAAAACAAGAGGTTTATTTTCCATAAATACTTGCGTGGTGGTAAATATGAAAGAGTCAGGTTCTTTGATGATGCAATGCCCAATATTACTATGTTTAAGGCTCTTGCAAAAAATTATCCTAATATAACATTCGAAGCATATCATGTCCAACATGATGGATCGGTAAGGAAAGTATAATGCTATCATTCAAACAGTATCTAGAAGCAGAAAAAAATTCACATATGGTGCATCTTGCTGATGCAATCATTGATGGCGGTGTTGAAGGTACTCGTCAAGCAATTAATCATTTGAGAGTTCTAAGAGATACACTTGCCGGTCATACTAAAACCCCAATGAATATTTCTACTAAGTGGGATGGTGCCCCTGCAGTTTTTGCAGGTATTGATCCAACTGATGGTAAATTCTTTGTGGCAAAGAAAGGTATCTTTAACAAGAACCCAAAAGTCTATAAAACTAATGCAGACGTTGATGCAGATACATCAGGTGATTTAAACACAAAATTGAAATTAGCTCTTGCTGAGTTGCCAAAACTTGGTATTAAGGGCGTGATACAGGGTGATTTTCTTTATGCGCGAGAAGATATTAAAGAAGTTGACATTGATGGAGAATCGTATATTACTTTTCATCCTAACACGATTGTTTATGCGGTACCAAAAACAAGCGATCTTGCTAAACAAATACTTGGATCCAAGATCGGTGTGGTATGGCACACAACATACGGAGGAGACTCTTTTGAATCAATGTCAGCGAGTTTTGGACAGGAGATTGCAACAAATCTCAAAAAAGTAAAAACTGTCTGGTCTGTTGA